TGGAGAAATCATTGGGGTCATCCTTGGATTGCAAGGTACTATGTTTAGAAACCTACACAACATGGAGGTATCAATGTGTGTGCATCCGAATTACAGGAGATGTGGGGCTGGTAAGGAGCTTATGGAGTATTTTCTGCTTGAACAAGGATGGAGAAATGTGTATGCCGAGGTTGTAAGCGATAATGAACCTATCATAAGATTGCTTACAAAGTGTAACTTCAAACTCGTATGCTCACTACCGAAGTTTGTAAACACAAGAAGAGGATTCAGGGACAAAATGATATTTACATACAATGGATAAACCAAAGAACTTCAAGGAGCTGAAGAAGAGACTTCAGCCATTTGTCAATATGGATAACCAGGTAAGGTTAAACCAAGAGTCTACAGTAACCAATGTTGGTCATATGATAGGTACTCACGTTAAAATACTTGAGGCAAACCCTGGAAATAGGGTTTATATGCCGTACTACGATAGGCTTGTAATGCTACTTACTATCCTTGAGGCTGGCTGGGAATAGCGAATCTATCAGGGTCTATCCTCTTACATCTTTCAAGTATCAGTACAGACACTTTCTTGAACGCCATTCTCTCAGCAGGTGTTGTATCAATCCCTATCTCAGTGTTCAGACCAGCATCTACTTCAAGTAGGATGTCTACAGCGGCCTTGTGCGGTGATGACGTTCCTGACGTATCTATAGCCCTTTTAAGATATTTGGCGGTATCAAGGACTTCTTCATAAGCCTCCTGTAACCAATCTTTGTGGCTATAATCCTGTCGGTCTACTGTTACTCCGTATTCGTTCGCTCCTTTGATGTCTGAGGCTATCAGATCCTCATGTATCATCCTTGTTGTGTTGCTCTCCATTCTCCAAATATACCGTATCTTTGTTATATGGCAAAGCGAGATTACAAATCTGAGTACAAAAAGTTCCAATCATCTAAGGAGCAGAAGAAAAAACGTGCAGGTCGGAACAAGGCAAGACGTAAAGCCATGAAGAACGGAACCGTCAAAAAAGGTGATGGCATGGATATGTCACACACAAATAATGGGGTAGTAAAAAAGCCCCGATCCGTAAACCGAGGCTCTAAAAAAGATATGCCTGGCGATCGAAAAGCCAGGGGTAAAGGTCAAAAGAAGCGTCAGCCTAAGAAAGGGCGGAAGTAATTTTCTTGGACAGGTAGTCGTTCATTGCTGAAAGCGCATCCTTTCCTTTTCCTGAAGTTACAGCGTCCCTGTCTATAAAATAAAGAAGAGCCTCATCCTTGTAAAAGGCATACCATGTATCGTCATATGGGTTGTACGTGGCTAATACGCCATAGTAGTGCATCCGTTGTTTCTTTTTCATCTTACTTTGTTTAACCATTCAAATTCCTTTGTTCGCATTCCTGCATACATCACTGCTATCGAATCAGCCATGTGTTCCTGTTTCATTAAGGGGAAACCGTTCCTGATAAGCCACGGAGCCTCTGGGTGCTTTTCATAAGCCCATTCTATCATCTCCTTCTTACTGGCGTTCTTCTTTCCTACACTTGCCATCTTTACCTCCTGTGGTGTCACCTCCAAACATCTGTCAGGTAATGAAGCAAGCAGAAAACAACTTACACCGTAGTTCTTCATTCCACTTGCACTCTGACTGCCACTCGGTGTCTCTGCGAATATGATGTCAGGAACGTAACGCTCTATGAACTGCTTTGACCCTCTGTACAGGTCCACACATCTCTCAATAAGGTCTGAGGATGCACGTATCTTCTTGTTAGGGTTCTTTTCTGTGGTTATGGTCACTGAGTCAATGACAATGATCCTGTCACCAAAAACATCAAAAGCCGTGAGACACGTATTACTCAGACTAGGATCTATTGCTACTGCTTTCATTCTTTACAGTTAGGGTACGTACAGTTATCATTCAGGGTACAGCTTTCACCTTCCCTTTTCACATATTTGCATTTCTTTGGTTCTGTTCTCCAAAAATACTCACACGTTCCTCCAAGTACAGGAGGTTTCATGAAGTATGATTGGTAATTACTTGGCTTTGCAGTATGTCTGTAGCATATCTGCTTAAGTGGGCATTTTTCGCCCGAACACATCATGATGTCTGGCATGGCTATTTTTTTATAATAAGTTCTTCGCCTGTTAATGCAAAGTATAGGTTTTGCAAAGTGTGGACGTATTGGATAATGCCGTCCCTGTGTAAACTATTTCCATGTACGTTGAAAACTGAGTAGTGATTATCTCCAACATCCTTAGTTAATTCTATGTCAGATTTCCAAAAAGAGCAATAACCATCAAACTTAAACCCAAACCTTTCCAACCATTCCTCTGTTAGTGGGATTGGTTTATATGTATGGTTTAACTCCCTTTCAATGATCCCAATTATCACTAAGTCAACCTGACCTACTTGTTGTGTTTCATCTTCAAGAACCAAATTCCCTATTCTTAGTTCTGTTGCTTTCATTCTTCTACGTTTAATTTATCAAGTTCTTTATCTAATCTTCTGAGGAAATTTTCTTCTCCGTCATCTCCACTCAAGTACCAGTCTACACGTTGAGCATATACCTTGGCTATTTTCAAAGCCCTTATGGCGTGTCTCATGCGTTCCTGTACTTCTTCTGACTCGACACGGTAAATCCTTGCTTCAGGATATTTAGAGTAGAACTCTTTTCTATAAGGGTCATTCACATCACCCTTTTCTTTACCCATTGATTCGAGATGATCTTCAATACCCTCTATGATCCAATCGATCTGATTCTGTCTGTATTCAAATGCTCCTCCGCTCATTCTTCTACGTCTTTATTTCGTTTCACTTTAGGTGCTTCACCTTTTCCGTACTTCAATTTGCGATTCGCGATTCGCGATTTCTCTAAGATACGTTCCATCTGTTTCATCTGTCTGCTCCAGTCAACAGTTGCTCGTTCTGCTGATTCTGCCTTTCGGATGAACTCCTCCGCTTCGTCTCCTTCAAGTGTTGGGATGAACACAGTCACCTTCTGCGTTGAGCAGCTCAGTTTATGGAAGCCTACTTTATGGCAGACAGGACACTCTTCAGCTTTCTCTTCCAATTGCTTAGATATTCTATCTATATCACTAAGGAGTTTGTCATACCTCTTCTGAGCTTCTTCATCACTCATAGGTGGCTGATGTTTTTTATCAGGGCTAATGAAGCTATACATATCCTTGTCAAGTTGGTGATAATGCCAGAATCCCTTTTCGTAGGATTTATACTCATGCAATAACTTCTTCAGGTTTCTACGTTCCTGACCTGATATTTTAAACTTGCTCATTTTCAATATACCATTTGAATAGTTCGTTAAGCTTTCTTGATACCTCCTTCTTGCACTGCTTCTTCTTCTTTCTTGGAAGCCTTGGAAGGTCTTTGGCGCAATCGCATACAAGCTCAAGCACCTCTACATCGATCTTTATCTTAGCCATCTTTGTTTTGGTTTAATAAACCTTCAATTTCATTAAGTCTTTGTTGATGACTTAATCCACTATTTTCTGAATTTATTATATCCAGTATTTCTTCTATAAGTTCTTCTTTACTCATATTTGTTTTGGTTTAATTTGTTAACACAACCTGTACTAAAGAACATTAAAACGATTCTTTAGTAAGCCGTTGTGTAAAAGAGCGAGTGGGTATATGTTACCACCATTATCACCGAGCTGATCCATGGAATTTACGGTTGTTTCTACTCTGATCAAGAGTTTCGCTCTATTATATTCTTGCACTCCTCTAAGTAGCTGGTAGGCATTGTAGTAGCACTCTTCAGTCTCGCTCATCTTATTTGTTTATAGTGGTCTTAATTGATTTTGGGATAAGCAATAACCTTTTCCGTGACCTAAATCTTTGATGTTGGACTCTTGTATGAGTTCATCCTTTAAAGACCACCCAGCAAATGTTACCGTATTATCTTCAATTATAGCGAGTATATACATATCGACATCTGGATTAACCTTCATCGTGGACAGTAACTTTCCAGTTTTGTACCTCGTAGACTTTATGTCGTACCTGTAATTCTTATATACACCATCGCAACTTCCGCTTCTCGGAGATAAACCTATATCTGGGAATACATTGAATTTTTTAGCAAAGGCATACTCAGCAATTACCCCATCAACATCAGCAGCCATACCATCATGGCTTCCTATTTTAGCATCTTTTACACCAGCGTTTCTCGCTATCAATGTTCTCATTCTTCCTATCATCTCACAAACTGTGATTTCGTCAGGTCTTAGCGTTACTTTCATCCCAATATCTTTAGCGTTCCATCAGACTTCACTATGTACACACAGTTGGGGTCCTCAATGATCCTGACGATAATACTCGCCATGTTCTCATGCATACTCCCCTGCTTTACAAGGTTCTTGAAAAACTTACGATGCTCCTTTCCATTGGGATGGTAAACCTCAAAGCATCTTGTCAATACTCTCTCTACGTGCAGTTGTGGTGTCATGTTTTTAATTTTAGCGCAAGTAAATAAATATTCCAATACCAGGCAAGTTTTCAAATAAAAAACCCCGCCATCTGCCAGGGCGGGGAACAAAGAATGAATAAAAACGCA